TGGGCCGGGTGGACCCGGGGTAGAACTGCTCCCCGATCTGCGCGAACTCCTGATCCAGGGTCGCTGCGGCGGTCGTCATGTGGTGGGGTCCTATCCGTAGTGAGTGGCGAGGAACCAGCGGGGCTCTTCCTGGTCCGGCGTCAGGCCGAGTGTCTTCAGAGCCCAGGCCAGCCTCTCCCGGTGGGCGTCGGTGATCTCCGGGATGTCGACCGGTTCGATCCAGTTGACGTTCAGGGACGTCCCGGAGAACAACAGCGTGCCGCTGTAGTCGTGGCCGCCGTAGGACTGGAAGTGGACTCCGACCTTCTCTTGGGCGGCGTCCTTCCGTGTGAAGTAGCCGTCGACCATGTAGTCGTCCTCGGTGAACCCGACGGCCTTGAGGAGAACTTCCATGGCCGAATCGACCAGTCCAATACCCTCGTCGTACCAGGGCAGGTCCTCGGGATCCTGGGAGACCTTGTACTCCCCGTCAGTCCCGACGAGGTCGTAGCCGTAGCCGAGACGCGCGTAGGCGTGGGAACCCATGTCAGCCCCGGATCGGCTTGAAGGCGAAGGACACGGTCTCGGTGAACAGGCTGTCCAGTTCGTCGTCGGACAGCAGTCCCTCCTGGTTGAGCACGTACAACTCCTGCTGGTCCAGGACCTCGGTGGTGACCTGCTTGAAGACGCGGTCGCGGATGCCCTTGGAGGTGACCAGCGCCTCGACGGCCTCCTCGTCCAGGCCGACGGAAACGCGGCGCTCGCGCTTGACCTCGGTGAACTTCTGGCCGTTGACCTCGACGGGGGTCGGCAGGGTCCAGAACTTGGAGCCCTTCTCGTCGACCTCGCCGACGTTGTCGACGTAGACCGAGATCTCGTCGCGCAACTTGTTCTTGCGCGTGACGATCTGCGTCTCCTGGAACTTCAGCGCCAGGAACTGCCGGGTCTTCTCCAGCGGATCGTTCTCGATCTGGAGGTTGATGGGCTTCTCGGGAACCCGGCGGGTGTTGCGACGTGGGACGGTAGCCATAGAGCGGATGCTCTCCTTCTACTGGGTGTTGGGTTGGGCAAGTAGTGACTCTACACTACCGTTTCAGCGTTGTCGATTCTTGATTACCGACTCTTGTGGGTGCTGTGCTTGGCGGCGTACCGCTTGGCGTCACGGTCGGTCTGGTCCCGGCGCACGGCGGTCTCGACGACGTCCTGGTAGACGGTGACGATGCGGTGCTTGGCGGGGTCGACGACGGCAACAAGGTCTCCGCGCACGTGGCGGACCTGTCCGGGAACCCTCATGGAGGGGTAGGTATGAAGCGGCTCGTTGGCGGCCAGCAGGACGTCCTCGCTGGTCCAGCCCTTCTCTGCGGCCTGCTTCTGCGCGTGGAAGGTCAGTCGGAAGTTCGGGGCCTCCGTGACGGAGGAGTCCCAGTTGATCCCGAGAGCTTCGGCGATGGTGGTCATGCGCGTCTCCTAAGTTCGAGCCTTGTTCGAGCGGCTGATAGGGAGACACTACGGTCCGCGTAGGTTGTCGTCAATGGGTTTAGCAAATCAACTTGCGATATGCCGCTACCAGTCGAGGACAGCGCCTCGCAGAGCCAGGCGGACGGGAGCTATGTCCCAATCCTCCTGCTCTTCCGGAGGTCGTATGACGTCCCCCAGCCCCTCGCGGAGCAGGACGTCGAGCAGTTCTTCGCGCATACCTGCATACTCTCATGCAGTTACCGCTTTAGAACCACTCGACGTCCTGGGTGAGATCCTGGAAGTTACGCCGCTTCCAGGGCTTGCGTGAGCGTGACAACGTCGTTGTCGATACGCCCGTTGCCGTCGGCACCCCGGCCGTCCGTGATGGCCGCACCCACCCGCCGCTTGTGCGCCAGCATGGCCAGCTTGCGGGGCTCGGTGGTGGCCGCCGTGATGGCGTTGAGGATGTAGATGTCCTTGAACTCGCTGCTCGCGCGGTTGTGCCGGGCGTTGATCTGGTCCTGCTTCCCCGACGACCAGGCGAGGTCGTAATTGACCAGGTAGTTGGCCATGTACAGGTCGGTGCCGAACGCCCCGGCGTGGCTGGACAGGAACACCCGACACTGTCCATCGGTCTCGAAACGCTGGGCGGCATAGGCCTTGGCCGCCGACGACATGCGCCCGGTGTAGGTGACAGCACACCCTTCGGGCAGCCGGTCGGCCAGCAGATCGAGCATGTCGGGGTTCACCGAGAAGATGATCACCTTGTTGCCCGGCACCGCGAGGATGTCGTCGACCGCAGCGACCACCGCGTCCAACTTCGGCGCGGTCTTGACAGCGTCCAGCACGCCGGACTGCCACACCTCGTAGGCGTACTTCGACCCCGGCCACGTCTTCTTCTGCACGCCCGACTGCCGCGCCTGCTCGCTCTCCTCGTAGCGCTGGCCGGAACGCACGATCAGGTCCGGGTGGTTCAGCAGCATGTCCAGCGCCTGCATCCGCGCCATGATCTTGCCCTGCTGGCTGTTCTCGTTCGGGGTGTCCCCTCCGTGGTAGTGGGCGAACAGGTCGAAGGACGTCGTGTTGGGGCCGAGCGACTGCAGCTCGGCGAGCAGGTCGGCGGAGATGTGCTTGTAGGCCTTGCGGGTGTGCGTGTCCAGGGCCACCGGGATGACGCTCTCCTGCACGCGCGGCAGGAACGGCTTCACGTCCTCGTCCAGGCGCGTCTTGCGCACCATGGCGTCAGCCAACTTGGCGTGCAGCAGCGGCAGGTTGCGGTACTGCTGCACACCTCCGAAGCGGTTGCGGACGATGTAGGTCTTGTCGAACAGGTCGAAGCGTCCCAGGACGTCCTCGTCCACCCACTGCATGATCGAGAACAGTTCCTCGGGCTTGCCGTTCTCCACCGGGGTGCCGGTCAGCCCGAACCGGAACGGCGCCGTCAGCCGCTTGATCTTCCGGGTGCGCTGGGCCTTGAACGTCTTGATCGCGGTGCACTCGTCCAGGACGATGCACTCCGGCTTGATCCGGCGGACGAAGTTCCAGTCGTTGACGACGTTCTCGTAGCCCAGGATCACGTAGTCCGGCCGGTACGTCTTCACCTTGACGTACTGGGCCGCGCGCTTCTTGGCGTCGCCGTCGATCAGGACGCAGTAGTCCTCCGTCGGCACGGTGATCTCCTGCGACAGGCCGTCCTCGCGCACCTTGATCACGCGAGTGTCCACGTCCGTCAGGCGGGCGATGGACTTGGCCCACTGGTACTTCAAGTTGGCCGGGACGACGATGACGGTCGTCTCGACCTCCTCCCTGTCGATCAACTCCTCTATCGCGGCCAGGGCGATGACCGTCTTGCCCAGGCCCATCTCGTAGGCAATCAGGAGAGAGCCGCGCGCTACGGCACGGTCCACGGCTTCCTCCTGGTAAATATGAAGATCGACGGCTAGCACTGGGAGTACCACCGGCTGAACTGCTCGTTGGAGCGCACGCGGCGCTGGCGCGGCATCCCTGCGAGGGAGTCCTTCTCGTCCCGCTGGGTGACTCCGATGATCAGGTGGGAGGGCTTTATGCATTTGCGGTGCGTGCAACTGCGGCTCTTGGGCTCGCGGGATCCGGTGACGTACACCAGAATGCTGGTGCCCTTGAACGTCGGGACGGAGCAGGAGTCGCTGAGGTAGATCCAGCAACCCTCCCGCTCCTCGACGCGATCCCAGAATCGGGGGTCCAGGTGCTCGTAGCCCTCGGGGGCTTTCATTAGAACCTCGCTATGACGGATGAGTAGGAATTGCGCACGGCGAAGAAGACTTCGGCGTCGGTCATGTCTCCTGGGTCCTTGGCGGAAGTGCCGGAGTAGTCCAGGAACTTCAGGGCCAGGCCCCGGCGGGACCATTCCTTGCGCAGCCTTTCGCTGTGCTTGGCGCCGTCCACGTCGTTGTCCAGCGCGATGATCACCGTGTCGAAGTGGTCGCGGATCAGGGACATCTGCGCGTCGGATACACCCGCGCCGAAGGAGGACAGGCCGGTGGGGAATCCAGCCGCGCGCAGGCGGACGACGTCCAGAGGGGACTCGACGAGGATCGCCGTGTCGCCCTCGTAGGTATGAAGCCCGAACAGCGTCTTGGACTTGGTCATGGAGTTGGGGCGGTTGCGGAAGTAGCGGGCGTTCTTCTCCTGCCAGCCCCACAGCAGGCCGGTGTCGGGGTCGCGGACGGGAACGATCCACATCTCCCGCTCGGTGTCCCACAGCACGCCGCTGGCGTCGGCGTCCTCGGGGGCGAACCGGCGCTTGGCGCACTCCTCCGCAGGAGGGGTCACCCACAAGGCCAGCGAGGCCTCGTTGATATGCGTGGTGGTGTCGACCTTGGTCGGGTCGGCCGTCTTCTTGGCCAGGAACTTCTTGACCCGCTCGATTCCCCCGCGCTTCCGCACCCACGCAATAGCATCCGCGTAGGGAATTTCGAGTACATCCTTCACCAGGATCACGAACACGCCGTGATATCCGCAGGAGAAGCAGTTGAACTGCCCGACTCCGGAATGCACGGAGAATGACGGATGCTTGTCCGCCTTTCCTGTCCTCGCCTCGTGCATGGGGCAGGGCATGTGGAGTTCTTCGCCGTACTCCTTGTACTCCAATCCGAGTTCGTCGAGGCAGGCCGCCACGTTGCCCGGAATAGGGGCGGTTCCTGCGGAGTCCCAACCACTACGCTTTACCGCGCGCATTACTGCCTCCCTTCCAGGTATCTGAGGTAGTGAAGGAGTTCCGAGCCGTCCTGTCGCATGTACCAGGACCCGTAGGTGAGGTATCGGATCTTCCCCAGTCCCTGGATTCTGTGCATACCACTGGCGAATAGCACACTCCGATCGCGGGGACTTATCTTGATCTCCCAGCACCAGAATGCGAATTCCCGGTAGTTCCCGGCGAGAACCACCAGCAGGGTGTCAGAAGGATCCTTGCCAGCCATCGGTGTTCTCCTCTCCGGCACCTGCGAACGGGTCCTCGTTGAGTTCCTCGAACTTCCCCGTCTCCCAATCCCACTGGCAGTAGGTCTCCAGCGGCGGGCAGTTTCGTGCCAGGACGACCTTGATCTTGTTGATGTTCTCGTCGTCGGTTCGCTCGACGCCGAGAATCACGTCGGAGTCCTGGGCGAAGGAGGAGGAGTAACCGATCGAGTCGGAGGTGATCCCCTTCTTCTTGTTCATCTTCCATTCCAGGACCTGCGTCGATATGACCATGGGGATCTGCAGGTTCTTCGCCATGCGCTTGAATCCACGAGTGAGATTCGTCAGCGCCTGACTGGATCCCTGCGCTTCTCCGAGTTCGTCCTGCATCATGTAGATGCCGTCCACGAATACGATCGTCGGCCGGATGGTGTCAATCTTCGACTGCACACCGGTCAGCGTCGTGGCGCTCATGGAGTCCGACGAGAGGAAGAATGAAGGCATTGCCTCCAATTCCCTCAGGGCCTTTTCGAGTTTGTCCCACTCGGTCTTCTTGAGCGTGCCGTTCCGCAGCCGGGCGTGGGAGATCCCCGCGCGGATGGCGTCGAAGCGTTCCTCCTGCTCCTCGTTGCTCATCTCGAACCCGATGAACAGCGGGCGCTCGCCATAGAGGTGGGCCGCCATGGCGGCCAGCAGCAGCAGCGTGGACTTCCCGGCCTTGGGCGGGCCGACGAAGGTGACCAGTTGCTCCTTCTGAAGGCCCTGAGTGGCCCTGTCGATCGTCGAGAAGCCGGTGGGGACACCCCGGAGCCCGTCGGGCAGGTCCTTCAGCGAGAGGTACCGTGCAAGGCGTTCCTGGCCGGTCTCCGTCAGGTCGGTGTCCCGGCTGTTGGGTACGGCCGAAGCGATGCTGGCCAGCGTGCGCGACAGCGCCTCGATGGCGGACTTGGCGTCGTTGTCCTCGTGTGCGTCGACCGAAGCGGCCAGGCCCTCCTCCAGGAGGGCCAACGTATGAAGTTCTCGAAGCCGGTCGGTGAGCACCTGCATGGTGTCCTCGACGCGAACGAACTTGTAGGTGGGGAAGTCGGTCTTGATGGTGGCCAGCGAGGGAACCTGGCCGTAGGTGCCCTTGTGGCGCAGGATCGCCTTGAAGACAGCGCGGTTGTCCGGGTCCTGGAAGAAGTCCGGTGTCACACCGGCGTCCGCGACCTCGGCCAGGTCCTTGTCCTGGATGACGCGGGAGACGAGCAGCCGCTCGAAGTCAGCCACTAAAGTGCTCCGATCAAACTTGTGGGGACAGCCGGGAGCATGCGCCCCTTGCTGCCGTAGATCAGGTGGTTCTCGTTGTCGTAGACGGCCGCGACGTCCGGCATCAGCGCCAGGCGGCGGGCTAGACGCTGGGGGCTGTCCGCCCACACGCGTCCGACGGGAAGGCCCTCGTCGTCCAGGCGCGCCTCCACCGCGTCGGCGAAGTCCTCACCGAGGTAGGTGATGACGTCGACCGAGTAGCGGTAGCGCCAGACGGTGTCCCAGATGACGCGGGCCAGCGGCTCGTTGATCTCGTAGGCCTTGGCCGCGCGCTTCCACTGGTGCGTCTTGCGGGCGAGTGCTTCGCCAGCTCGGGCACGTGGGGTGGGCAACAGGCCCAGCAGGCCTTCGTAGACCAGCACCAGACGCGGGGACACCTCGTTGGAAATGTCACCGTTCTGCACGGCGGTCTCCCCCGACGACGGTCAGGTGCGCGAAGGCTCCCTGGATGAAGGAGCCCATGGACGGGTTGTAGATGTCCCCCCACTTGCTCGGTGGCACGTTGGAGGTGATCAAGGTCGGCCGGGCCTCGCGGTGCCGCAGGCGCAGCAGGTCGTCCAGCAGGCCTTCGGCGTAGCCGCTTTTGGTCTTGTGCTCCTTGCCGACGTCGTCGAGGAGCAGCACGGGTGCCTTCTCGGCCGCGAGGATCTGGTCCTGCACAGCCCACCAGCGGGCGATGGCCTCGGGCTCCTTTCGGTCCTGCAGGCCCATCCGCTCGATGCTCAACTTCACGTAGTCGGAGTAGGCCAACCACGCGACCGGCAGGCGGCGGGTGAAGTAGATCTCCATCAGCGTCGCCGTGGCCAGCGTTGTCTTGCCGGTGCCGGGAGGTCCGACGACCAGCAGACCCTTGCCGATCTGCGACCAGTCGGCCGGGTAATGCTCGATCGGCCGCTTGTCGGTGACGTAGTGGTCCTGCAGGTTGTCGACGAACTTCTGGCAGACCGCCTTGTGCGGCGAGTCCGCCAACGTATGAAGTCGAAGGTGGCGGTAGTGCGGTGGGATCCCGTACTCCTTCAGCCGGAGCGCGTGGACCCGGGGGTCAGTTGCCAACGGTGTCTCCTGTGGTGGGCAGGTCGGGGCAGTTGTCCGCGTGTGCGATGCCGCTGAGGATGTAGTACTGACGGCCGCCACACTTCTGGCACTGGTTCATGGGGCCGATGCGCAGGGAGTAGACGGTGCCCTGGTACTCCCACGGTTCAGGGATGCGCACGTCGTAGTCCGAGTCGAACGGGTGGTCCAGCGCTTCGTACCATTCCGGGTCGTCGTTCAACTGCTTGACGGCGTCCTCCGGGCTCTCGCCTTCCTGCCAGACCAGGTGGTGGTTCGTGGTCGACACAACGACGGGGTAGCGACGCACCCCGGTGTCGTAGATCGGCATGTGTGGGTACCTCCTGTGGTGGGCGAACGATGAGAAGGCTAGCACAGCTACCGCTTCTTGAATACCTTATTCGAAACGCGAAAGGGGCGAGCCGCCGAAGCAGCCCGCCCCTGCGGGTCGGTCAGGCCCAGTACTCCTCGTTGAACCTGTTGGCCTCCACCTGGTCGGCGACTTCCGCCTTGCCCCGGCGCTGGACCAGCAGCCCCCTGGCGGCGAGGAAGTCCTTCCAGGCGGGGACGTTCTCCGAGCGCTGCCAGGAGGGCGACCAGTAGGTGATGATCATCTTGGTGATCTCCTCCTTCGAGGTGCCCTCCCGCATCCACCGGCCGAAGTTCCCGGTGAGCGCCCCGATGTTGGTGGCGCCGGGCACCGGGTGACCCACCTCCTGCGCCCGCTTGTCGAAGAACGAGGCCAGGACCTCTGAGGGCCGCGTGGAGCGACGCTCATGAGGTCGCCGGACCGGAGGGGCCGCGTTGGCCAGTTCGGCCGCGACAGCGGCTTCTGTGACCTCTCCGGGGTATCCAGACGCCAGAGCCTGAGCCACCACGTAAGCCGGGTCCAGTTCCCTCTCTGCCTGGGCGGCTTCTTCCGCCTGCTGCTTCCGGGACTTCTTCCGGCCGCCACGCTTGGGAGCCACGACCGCACCCCAGCCCTTACCTCCCGGCCGGGAGGCCTCCTCGTCCTCCTCGCTTCGTGACCGTGCCGCCCGGCGCGGTGGGAACAACGAAGTTGTTCCTATATCTCTTACTACTAGTTGGTTACTAGGGTTGGATGAACCACGTTCCGGGTTACCGCCGGTCACGGAACCACGTTCCGGGTTAAGGGCGGAACCACGTTCCGGGTTGTCGTCCTCCAGATCAGAGAACATCCAGTCTTCCACCGGACGGATTCGCCGGACATAGGAGCGGTACTTGCTTGCCTCTGCAGGCGCCCTATCCTTCGGGATCGACTCCACGATGCAGAGTTCCTCCAGTTCCCGGACCGCCTTGCGTACAGCCCGATCCGTCAATCCGGTACGCCTGGCGATCGTGGGCATGGATTCCCACATCATGCGGTCGTCGTTGGACGCGTCAGCCATCCGCAACAGGACAACCAGCGGCGTCGTGCGCACGCGGGTGCTAGCGTGCGCCCACACCTCGTCGTTTACCTTGTGGCTCACTTAGTGACTGTCCCCCACGCCCGCACCGGTCGGATGTATCGGACCAGGTCGTTGTTCCCGTATACCCACTCGGACTCATCGTCGCGGGTACGGATGATGCCCCAACGGGTCTCCAGTTCCTCCAGGCAGGTATGAAGTTCTTCAGGTGTGACGTGCGCCTTGCGGCACAGGTACTCCTCGTTCACGACGGCCGTACGGAAGTCCTCGCTGGCGTTGTTGGCCAGTGCGAGAAGGATCAGAAGTGAACTGCCTCGGACCTCGTACGGTGCGTTCTCGTCTACGTCGACCCAAACTGCGACGCTCATGTGGTGTTCTCCTGTTCCTGTGGTTATCAGTCTCCTGAATCCCACTGGTAGGGTTCATGCATCTCGGGGTTTGTGGTGGGCCTTCGGGTGTGGTGGCCAAAGGCCCCCGGTGCTGGATGTGAGGAGCGATCCTCTCCAGCACCGGGGGCCTTGGCGTTTGTCACTCCCCGTCGAGTTCGAGGCCCTTCTCCTCGATCTCCGCCCGGGTCAGTTGCACGATCTTCGAACCGGCCGGGACACGGCCACGGCCGCGCTTGGTGAGGTTGCCCTCCTCGTCCTCCAGGAAGGCGAAGGTCTTGGACTCGTCACGCGGGCGGCCACGGCGCCGACGGCCGGAGGGCTCTTCCTGCTCCTCCTCGGCCTTCTGCTTGGCCGGACCCTCCCCCAGCGTATGAAGCGCCTTGCGCAGCAGTTCGGTCAGCGGGCGCTCGCGCACGTCGGCCTGGTTGATGACCGCGTTGCGCTCGTCCTCCAGCCGGAAGGCGGTGTACGCAGCCTCCAGCGCGGCACGCACCAGCCCCTGGTCGTCGGCGACAGGCTGCTTGGCGGTCTCGGCCTTCGGCTGCTCCTCCGGCTCCGGCTCGGCCTGCCGACGGCTTCGGCGCTGCGGCTTGTCCTCCTGCTTCGACTTGTCCTCCGGCTCGTCCTCGGTGAGCGGCTCCTCCTCCGGCTGCGCTTCTTCCGGCTCGGCCCGGCGACCTCGACGGCGACCACGCTTGGGCTCCTCCGGCTCAGGCTCGGGCTCGGGCTCCGGCTCGGGCTCCTCGGCGGCCTCGGGCTCCCCGAAGGAAATGTCGTCGAGCCCGGCGGTGAGGTCCTTGGCCTTGATGCCCTCCTGGTCAGCCGCGTCCAGGAGGAGTTCGGCCTCCTCGCTGCCGTCCTCGCCCCACAGCAGCACCAGGTACTTCTCCCCCTCCGCCTTCGCCAGCAGGTCGACGACCTTGGCTGTGACGTTGGCCGCCGTGTGCGAGGCGTCGGCGGTCCGGAGGATCTTGTCGAGCGCCCGCGACTTCTCGCCGTCGGTCACCGCGACGAAGGGCAGGTCGACGTACTCCGACCAGGCCAGCACGTTCTCCAGGCCGTCGGAAAGGTGCGTCTTGGTGATCGGGAGGATCAGGTTGATCTCGCGGTCGGAGGGGGCGGGGTAGCCGTCGGCGTCCTCGTCACCGAAGCCCAGCCAGTCGTTCAGGAGTCCCTTGATGTTGTCGAGGTCCACGTCGGCCGAACCGGCGAAGGCGAGGGTGATGGGCTTACTCAAGTGCGCTCCCGTGTGGTGTCGTTACCGCCTCTCCGGCGGCAAGGAAGACGCTACAGGTTACCGTTTCTAAAAGCAAGAAACCCCCGCCAAGAAAGCGAGGGTTTCAAGTCGATTGACAATCAGGGCAGGTCGGGTACCCTGCGCCCGGTTGCCGGATGCCTGCGTGGAACGCGCAGCGGGGGCGCTTCCACCACTCCACCGCGAACCACCGTGTGCAGAAGGGCCACGGCACCGGCCGCCGCCACCGCCAGCAGCCACCGCTCGGGGAGCCTTTGGACCTCGTAGGCCAGGCCCACCACGGCGATCGGCTGGAGCCAGGCCGGAAGGGAGAAGGGGAGCGCGACGGCCACCCACTCCCACGCGGTGAACGTGCCCAGCGAGATCAGCAGCAGCCAGAACCAGTCCATGGGTCAGACCGTGCCCTGGACCGTCGCGGCGACTGGCTGATCGACCACGGGCTGTTCAGGGGCGGTCTCCTGCGGCTGATCGGTGGCCTCGTCGGTACTCAGGGGGAAGTTGTTCGACGGGCCGGACTCCTCCGCCTCCAGGACCTGCGCGAAGTCGAAGACACCGTCGGCCACGAAGCCGGTATGAAGCGTCTTCGCCTCACGCACCAGCGCGTTCTGCAGCCACTGGAACCATCCGTACTTCTTGAGCAGGGAGTGGTAGAAGGCGGTGCCGGTGAGCCAGGCGAGGAACGTCGCGATCACGGCCGGTGCCCAGGTGAAGTTCTTCGGGTCGCCCTGGTAGACCGCTGCGAAGCCGGTGGCCGCTGCGAGGAGGGCGTGCACGGTGCCCTTGACCGTGCTGTTGGTCGAGGGCCTGGTGAACATGGCGACGATGGCAGGCAGGATCAGACCGGCAGCAAGAGATGTCGCGTCGGCGTAGTTGGCGATCATGGGGTTCCTTACGCTTTGGTGGTTACTGTGTCGGCAGTACGGCATATTGCGGGGTGCCCGAAGAGATCCCCAGAGGGACATTCTCTGTGAGCAGCGTTCGGATGAGGTAACTGCGCTCCACGCGGTTCTCGTAGAAGTAGGAGCGGGTCGCGTTCACCGTGCCGCCGGTTTCCCACAGGTAGTCGTCTCCCATGGATCCGTCGAAGTAAGGCCGTGCGGTGTCGCCTTCCTCGGTCAGTACGCCGTCGACCCAGAAGATGCTGCTCAGTCCCGCTGACATGGTGCTGGCCACGACGTTGACGCCCACGGACACCGAGGAGGTTATGGCGGTAAAGGACACCCAGATGGTGCGCCAGCGCTGGTCGTCGGGATCGACGGAGTCCACCGCCTGCCTCCACGTCTGAGATGCCTTGTACGCCGCGCCATTGCCCACCCATGGTGTGACGTCTCCACAGCCCTGGGCTGTGGCCACCCTTGCGGACAGGTTGTACGTGCGTCCGGGGATCAGCCCGGTGATGGAGAAGGCTGTTCCGCTGTCGCTGCTGGTGCCCGCCGGTACGGTGACCTTCAGTGCTTGCGTCCCCCGCCAGCAGAAACCGTCCCCTGCCAGCGTCGTGGTGCCGTTGGCGGAGTAGCCGGTGATTCCGGACTCCATGTTCGGGTTGCTTGCGTAGTTGAGCCGGGTCGGCTTGACGACGACCTGGATCTCCCGTGCGTTCTGGTAGGCGCTGGGGCCCGTTCCCGCCAGGGCCAGCTTTTCGAACTGGATGGCGTCCAGGATCTGATGCTTGTTGGCCGTCATGGAGGCGAACTTGAATCCTACGGAAGCGTAGGCGGCCCTCTTCCAGGCGTAACCGCCTGCCGATACGGGATAGTCCGCCGGGCCGGTGAACGCGGCGTACTGGCGCGCGTAGGACCCCGCGACGGCCGATGTCAGGGCACCGCTGTTAACGCCGAGCCACGCCATGGCGGGGTCTATGCCCTGGTAGGGGTAGTGCGAGAAGTCCTTGAACGCTGCGGCGGGTGCTTCGACGCCCGCGCTGAGGTATCCGCCGACGGTGAACTGCCCGGCCAGTGGCAGCAGCGGGCGAGGTCGGGGGATGCGTATGACCAAGAGGCCATCGACGGTGAAGGCGCCGTCCATGGCGGGGGTGAGTACGCGGTAGGTGCGTACGGATATCCCACCGGTGATACCCAGCGAGGGGGTGAAGTCGTCGTCGTTGACGAAGGTGATGCTGTGTGTCGTCATCAGGTCACCGCCATTCCGACCTTGGTGGCCGTGCTGAGTGCTGCGTTGGTGGTCGTGAGCACCTGTGTTCCGTTTCGATAGACCGTGATGTTGCTTCCGGAGAAGGCGGCGGTGATGCGATCACCGTCGGCGAAGGGCTGCCCGTAGGGGAACGTCCCGGTGACAGCGCCGGATTGCACCAGGTGGAGGGCTGTCCTACCGGCCCTCCAGTAGTTGCTGGAGTCCTGAAGCCGGAAGACGACGCCCTGCTTGAGGCTGTTGCCGGGGTTGGTCAGGAACGTCGCCGACACCGTGCCGTCTGCGTGGCCGGGGATGGTGGCGATGGACGCCGTGGTGCCGATCGGGTATGCCGATCCTTGCGCGTAGTCGCTGGAGGTCCACTGCCCCAGCGTTTCGGTCCACGTTGCCGCGCCCATGTCGGTGTTGCGGGTGGTCCAGTCCGACCAGCCCTGGGTGAAGGAGTCCAGGATGTTGAAGGCTGGCACCGCATCGGAGTACAGGGCAGTGATCAGGGCGCCGTGGTTGTCGTAGTACTCCACGAACGGGTACACGGCCACCTGCTGGCCGGAGTAGGCCTGCGTGTAGCCGGACAGGCACATCTGCACGCGCTCGTCGTACCCGACGGGGGCCCAGGAGGAGCTTCCTCCGGACGCGCCGCCACCGTAGAGACCGTCTCCGTATCCACCGCCTCCGTAGACGCTGTCCACCGGCGACGCCGGGGGTTCTCCGAGGCTTGCTACGAGCGCCTGGTAGGCCCGGCCCTGGTAGACCACCAGTTCTCCGGGCTGGTAGAAGGTGCCGTAGTCCCACGCCTGGTACGCGTAGGGCAGCGGGATTCCCCACAGCACGGGCTGCTGCGGGTCCATCGACGACTGTCCGGCGATCCTGGCCACCGAGCGCACGGCCATCGTCGCAGTCGTCCCGCCGGAGTTGGTGTTGCGCACCCACAGGGCGTTCCCGGCTTTGTCGTCGGGGTTGGTCGGGTTCTGCACGCCGATGCCGACCAGGACGCCACCGGTGCCCGGGGTGACTCCGGCGGTGAAGGAGATCTCCTCCCACCCCGCGATGTTCCCGTTGGCGTTGACCAAGGTGCTGTCGGTGCCGTAGACCACAGAGGTCCAGTAGGCGTTGCTGCTGGTGGTGCCGGTAGGAGCCTGGCTCGGCCCGTACGCGCCGCTGGATCCCGCCTGGTACAGGTAGGAGCCGAACTCCACGCGCTCCCCGGCGGCGTAGTTCACGTCGCCGTCCCACTGGGGGTAGCTGGGGTGGTCGAAGTCCGCCTGGTCGTCGGAGAGCATCAGGTTGCTGCCGGGCAGCAGCTCGACGTCGTAGCCAGTGGTTTCGGAGATGACGCTGCGGATCTGTTCCAGCGTTCCCCGCTGCCGTCCCAGTGTGGCGGCGTCGCGTACTCGCTGGCGGAACAGGTAGGCCGGAGCCGATGCCTCGTACTGGATCCCGAACTGGGTGGCCAGCTCGGAGATGTTGTCGTAGTGCGTGCGCATCGCGTCGTTGGTGTAGCGGTTCGCATCGTAGTAGCTCTTCACGATGTCGAAGCCGAAGCCGAAGATCGAGAGGAACGACGCCAGGTCGGGGTTGATCGTGTTGGTGTCGTCGGTGAGGTTGTTGCCGGGAGTGACGGTGACCTTGTAGTAGTCCGGGACCAGGGAGTAGAGCAGGTCGCTGTAGCCGTTGTTCTTCGGCATCAGGGTCGAGACGGTTCCCGCGCGGCTCCACTGGCCGGAGGCACTGATGAAGATCGTGTAGTACAGCCAGTGCCCGCCGACCACGCTCTGGTCCACGAACGAGGTGCCGGTGTGCGTCTGGTCGAGCAGGATCTCCCCGTCGTTCTCGTTGACCGACCATCCGTAGCGGTTTCGGATCAGCCGCAGGGTGTCCCAGGATCCTGCCGGGGCCTTCCAGTCCAGCAGCACGGTGGAGTAGTCCACGGGCGTGGCTGTGAAAGGGCTGACGTCGAACTCGGGGTGTACGTCGGCCCCGTAGGTCGACAGCCCGTAGAGGGACGTGCCGTAGGTTGCCATGTCAGATCAGCCCTTACAGCCCGATGATGCGGTTGCCACGGGGCTGCTCCCGGAGCATGGCGGCGCTCAGGTGCAGGTCGGACACCGAGAGGGTCTTGTTCAGCAGCGGGTGGTAGATCCGAAGGTCGATGTTCTTACCGGTGGTTACCCAGCCCTGCCAGCCGATGTGCATGTGGGAGTTGCCGTCCGAGATCGGCGGGAGGTCCTGCGTCATGACGTCCGAGCCGCCGACGTTGATGGACAGCATGCGGTCCGATCCGGTGGCGTTGGCGCCGGTGGCGTTGGTCCACACGCAACGGGCGAAGACCACCCACCAGCCGGAGCGGTTGGTGGTGATGCTGTGTCCGTTGAACAGTCCCTCGGGGTCGTAGAAGTTGCCTGGTGAAGGCCAGGAGATGGTCTTCATCGGGACCCCCGCCGCAGCCTTGTAGCTGTCCGAGGTCTTGGACAGGTAGACCACGGGCATCCCGTCGCCGCGCTGCACGGAGTCCAGCCGGTCGGCCACCGACGCCCACGTGTTGACCTTCATGGTCAGGCTGGTGTCCTGGTGGGGGTTGAGCCCCAGCGTCTGCTGTACGGCCCGGACCTCGTCCTGGAGGTTGTTGACATGCGACGCGTCGATGTCCTCCACGAGGTTCTTGTGGACAGTGAAGGACTTGTACTGCTTGGGGTAGACGGCGGCCATCAGCCGATCCCTCCGGTCATGGTGATGTTGGTGATGTCTCCGACCTTCGGGATCTCCCAGGCGCGGAAAACGACGTCAGCGGTGCCTGTCTGCGCGGCGTCCGCTCGGGCGACCATGGGGATGTCCACGTAGCGCACGCCGTCCACGGCGAGCAGGGTCTTGTAGAAGTCGGACAAGGTCAGACGCATGCCGAAGTCGACGCTGGAGAAGCCGAGCATGTTCTTCAGCGACTGCTGGACGTCGTAGAGCACGGACGCACGCGAGTACCTGGGCCAGCATTCGATGGTGACCGGGGTACCGCTCTTGCCAACGTTCACGGCGACCACCGAAGGACCTGCGACGGTGACGGTCACGCCTGCCAGAGCCTTGGCCTGGAGAGTGCTCAGCACGGTGTTCAGCACGTTGGTGCTGGGCTGTCCTCCGTCGGCTCCGATGACGTACACGGTGACGGAGGTGTAGGTGGCGGCGACCGCGTTGGCCCGAACGATGCCCGGAACGGTCAGTGCCAGGTCGGAGAAGTCGTTGAGGGTGACGCATCGGTCCTGGGTGCGGAAGATGCGCGGCGCGTTCGAACGGATCTGGTCGTTGGTCTCGGGATCCGCACCGCCCGTCATGGCGGAGGAGATCGCGCTGCCGTCGGTGTCCTGGGCAACGGTCACGCCGGGCAGGTTCGCGCTGGCGATGGCGTTGACGACACCGGCGTTGACGTTGCCGACGGTACCGCCGCCGACCCGGTAGGTCGCGTAGACGGTCAGTTGGTTGGTGGGGATGGCCCCGTTGACGTTGTCGCCGAAACGGATCCAGGTCGCACCGGAGTCGTCGAGGTAGGTGGTGAAGACTCTGTCCTCGGGCTCGGCGTCCACCAGGTAGGTGATGTACGTCCACTCGGTGAGGGAATCGACGTCGTCCACGAAGACCTGCACGGTCCCGCTGATGACGGGCACGTCGGGCAGCCGGAACTCCTGCACCGGCAGACCGGTCGAGGTTCCGACGTTGACCTGGGTGCGCGTGACGCCCTGGGTGATCGACACCGTGGCGGTGCCCCCGTTGAGCGGGACGGTCACGTCGGTGTCGGTCTCGTAGGTGACCGGGCTGTCGATGCTGTCGAGGTACTCGGTGACCACCTGCGTGCCTGCGGGCACCACGACGGCGGGGCCGGGGTTGGACGTCTGGAAGGTCACCGTGCCGGTAGCGGGCACCCCGTTGCTGGGCCGGTAGCCGAGAAGGTCGGCGATCTGCAGCAAAGACAGGCGCTGCGTGGCGGTCGGCAGGAACGACTCCTGCTGGAGGCGGTCGCCGTAGTAGGACAGGTTGTCGCCGAGGTAGGAGAACAACTCCACCATGAGCACACCGAAGTCACCCTCGGAGGAGGGGACCCACTGGGGGTAGGCGCGCGAGGCGAAGTCCAGCAGCGAGGCTTTGAAGCCTTCGTAGTCCCTGCTGGTGTAGTCGATGGCCGGTGGGGTGGGGGTACTCATCCGCTGATGACCTCACTTACGGTGCCGCCGACGCTGACCACGGCGGTGTTGGTCTTGAGCGCCAGGCTGGACGGGGACACGCCCGCCTCACGGCGCACGTAGTCGACCTCGATGCGCGCGAGGGACATCTGCGAGGCGTCCGGAATGGGTGTGGCCTTCTGCAGGACGACACCGGGCTCGTACGTGGTGAACGCGGCTGTCACGGCGCGGCTGATCTCCTGAGCGACGAAGGACGCGTCAGGGTCGAAGAGCAGATCCGCCACGGGGACTCCGTAGTCCGGCAGCATGACCCTCTCCCCCGGCTGCGTGCCGACGAGAGCGTTCACATGCTGCGCGATCTGCCTGTCCGGATTCGACTCGACGGAAATCGTCCCGTCGGACGCTAGACGAAAGGGAATGGCTATCTCGGTAGGCATGCTTGCATTCTCCCAGGCGGGTTCTGCCTGCTGTTAACACCTACCGAGACAGCCGTGGCGCATCAGATGATGTTACCGATGGGCACCTTTGCGTTGATCAGGTACTCGGTTCCGGCCGCAACACTCAGTCCGGTTGCGGTGATGATGTTCAGGTTTCCTGCGGCGGAGATCTGGGCGAACGCCATGGTGATGGCGCCTGCGGAGGTCCTCTGCTGAACGAGTACGGGCTGCTGGGTGGCCGGATGCCAATTCGTTTCGGCGATGTTGAACACCGTGAGGCCCGGAGCGGTAGACCCCGCCTTGAAGGCGCCCAGCAGCCAGAGGTTGTCCTCCGCGTCGATGCGGTACCGGAGAGTTCCCCAGTTCGTGGATCCGTTGAAAGTAGTACTGCCCGACCAGTTGGTGTTGTACGACGGGACTTCCCATGACACCCCAGTGGCGGAGATGTAGTAGGTGGTCCCGATAACGCCTAGGACTTCGACATTCTTGTGGCTGGTGACCTGACCATTGCGAATGTCGACCAGCAGTTCATTGGTCTCGTTCTCCACGAACTGAACCGACGCGGGATTCGATCCGTCCTTTGGCTGCGAATTCAACTGCATACGAAGGCTGCCGTTGGCGGTGTTTACCGTGGGTCCCTGCACCTGCAGTGCCAGGGATTCCGTGGTAGTTCCTGCGTTGATGATTCCCGCAACCACCTTGCTCGGCAGGCTTTCGGTGGTGGCATTCGATGGAAAGGAGAGGGCGCCAGCGGCTCCGGCAGAGGACGACAACTTCACCTGGACGTTGGGGGCGGTACCGACCAGCACCGTTCCACCGTTGATCTGACCGCCGTTGACCGTGACGCCGGTGATCGTCTTGCCGTTGATGGCGTTGGCGTCGAGCAGTTCCGCCGTGATCGACCCGGCCGCGATCTGGTTGGTCGTCACCGAGTTCGTGGCGAGATCCCCGGTACCCGCCTGTTTGGGGGTGTCGGAGTGCGACCCGGACGGCGCGGATGCGATACCGACCTTGGAGTAGGCCACCAACCGGTAGTTGTAGGCGTTGGCGTAGTTCTGCACCGAGTCGTACAGGAAGTCCGGGCCGGGCAGGGTGCCGACGACGACGGGGTTGGGGAACGCCGCGTTGGTGTCTCGCTGCACCTGCACGTGGGAGAAGATCACCGGCATGGGGCTGCCGGTGCTGTCCAGGCCGTCCCAGGACACACGAAGGCCTCCGAGCACTCCGAGCACCGTCGGGGTGGAGGGGACCGGCGGAGGGGTCGTGGAGGACGCGGTGGTGATGTCCGTGGAGGACCACAGGGAGGCGTTGCCGGAGTTGTCGATCGCCTGGACGCGGACGAAGAAGTCCACGCCGGTATGAAGTCCGTCGAGGACGACGCGCGTGTCGGAGGTGACCTGGCCGCCGGACCAGTTGGCGTTGTCGTAGGAGGTCTGCAGCACGTAGTGCGACAGGTCGACGAGGGTGGTGCCGTCCTGGTTCTCCGTCGGCGCGGTCCACGTCGCTGTCACCTGCGCCAGGGTGGTCCCCTCGGCGGTGACGTACTGCACGGTGGATAGCGCGAGCGCGGTCGGCTGCTTGGGTGGCATGCCATCGGCGATTCCTGCCACCTCGTCCTGCACCGCCTTGATCCCCAGAGGGGAGTACACCGGCTGGGTCACATCTCCCCCGGAGAACTGCACCCACACGCGCTGCCCCTGCGGGGGGACGGTGTTGGTCGGGGATGCGGGAACCGCCCACGCGCTTTCCGCGCCGCCCAGGATCTGGGGTATGAGCAGGGTGACCCTGGCTTCCTTGAGTGGGTCCACGTTGTTGGCAACCGTGCCTGGGTACATCCCCAGGATCTGGTCAGACGACATTGATGTCCTCCAGAATGCTGCTCTCCCAGAATTGCTTATTGCGAAGAACTGCCGGGACAGCATTGAATTTGAAACGCTTGTTCGCGTCACTCTTAAAGGTTACGGTGTAGGGCTGGTCCCTTTCTGCATCCACGGTGGAGGTGAATAGCAGCCCCGAATTTGAGGTGGACCGGTTGATTACGTGCTTCGTTCCGGTGACCATCCACCTTCCCGAGCGGTCGGAGGCAACGGCCGTTCCGCCAATACCGATGAGCGTTCCCGGGGCAACCGCTGCCGTACCGTACAAAGAGGCCTGCATCGTGATCCATCCACGCGAGGCGAGAGTGCGCGCTTCGGTTATGGCCTTTGCGTCCGCGTAGTTGTTAACCGACCTGGCCGTGTTGATGGTGTTGAGGAACGTCGAGGTTCCCGCGTCGGCGCTCGCGGATGCTTTGATGACCTGACCGGTCTTGGCGTCCAGTCCCGATAGGGACGAGGTTCCTGTCGTCCCATTCGCACGGGGAACCATGGTTCCTGTGAGAATCGACATGTCCCGCAGGGTGTCAAAGACTCCTGGAGTCTGGTTCTTGGAGAACACAGGAATGTCCTGGGAGCGCTGTCCCAGAAGAAGGATTCTCGGGTCGAGAAAGTAAAGGGTCGCTCCTTCGACCCAGAATCGGAATCCCGTTTCGTCGGCGAGGTCCTGCACGAGTTTGAAGTCCGACACGCCCGCCTGCGCCCAGTACGTCAGCCTCCGTGCGCTCGGGGAGATGACGGTGCGCAGGCCGTTCTCCCGGGCCACCTGGCGCACGATCGCGGTCGGCGAGGTGCTCTTCCACGAGCGGCTGCGCTGGGTGTTCATCGGCAGCGTGGTCCCGATGCAGACGTAGCGGGTGAGCACGTTGTTGCTTCCGGAGGACGCCAGCGCGCTGGAGTGGTGGACGTACCCGTACCAGCGCGCGGTGTCCTGGGGAGCGCGTCCGTAGTCCAGCACCACGGGCGTCAGCTCCGCGTAGGCGGCCTTCTTGGTGGGGGCGGTGGTTACGTCCAGGAGGGCCATGGAGTGCACACCGAAGGCCTCTCGCACTTCCACGCGCGAGAGGTATGCGGAGACGTTGCTCCCGCCCATGGACAGGGTCGTGAAGGGGGTCTGTTCAGACACTGGGGATCCTGATGATCTGGCCGGGGGTCAGGACCTCCCACGACAGGACCTCCGGGTTGGCGTCGGCGATCTCCCACCACAGCCGGGCATCGCCGTAGTACTGCTGCGCGAGCAGGTCGATGCGGTCGGCGGACGTCAACTGGTGGTAGGTGAAGCGGAAGGCCCACTCGCGCTGCTGGGACGGCACGACGGTCAAGTTGGTGCCGCGCCCGGAGGCGATGAGGTTCAGCGAGGACTGCGCGTACCGCGAGTTGCTGGTGATCATCGGCCACCCTTTCCGCTCGGCCCACCGGCGAAGGAATCCGGGGTCACTCCGGCGGGCAGCGACCCGAACGCCTGGAACTCGGTGTTCCCCTTGGGCTTGGGGAGCAACTGCAAGGAGATGGACACCTGGCACCGCGAGGGGATCATCTTCTGGGTCCAGTGGGTGTACTGGATATCCAGTTCCTGGATGACCCCGTAGTAGTTCAGCGTCTCGCCGATGATGATGTACACGGGGACGTAGAGCATGGGCCCGGCGGTGTCGAAACTGAATTGACCCTGCCGGAACGAGTTGGACGAGTTTCCTGTTGCGTCGGCGCCCGTCCCGGTCACGTCCACCGAAGCGGAAATGCCCGTGATCTTGTACAGCAGGGAGATGTCCCACCCGACGCCGAGAGCCGGAACGAATATGCTTTCCGCTCCGGACACCCGAGAGGAATCCCACAGTTCGTAGGTCCGGTCGAAAAGCAGGTCGAACTGCACCGTCTGCTGCAGCGGCATCAGGAAGTCCTGCGCCGTCACGTCATTCGGGTTGATCGCGTTGTCGTCCGCCAGCACCGCCGGGTTCACGGAATGCGAAGCGGATATCACGCTCGGGTTGTACAGGAAGTTGCAGCGGTATCGCACGCCGTTGACCGGCTTCTCCTGAATGATGAAGCCGCGACTCAGCGCCTTTCCGCCGCCGACGAGGGACTGCAGGCCGGGGAGTTTCGTGATCCTGGGGTCGAACTTGCCGTTGTCCTGAATGACGGTAGCCATTAGTTTCCTGCCGCGATGAGATTGATTCGGTCGTCCTCGGCGATGGCCTGCATGAACTGCTGCGCCGCATCGCGTGCCGACTGCTGGTCCATGACGCCCTGCACCTTCACCACCACCGAGCCGGAGGCGAAGTGGAGCGTGGGCGAGGCGCCCTTGGAGTGCATGCCTCCGACACCGCCGGTGAGTGGGGTGTTCGCCGCCAGCGACTTTCGGATGGCCTCGGCCTGGAAGGCGGGGATGATCATCTCGCCCTTGTGCACGCGCGCCGTCTGGTCGACGTCGATGTTCGACGAGCCGACCGCGTACCCCTTGTAGGCTCCGCCGTTGGCCATGCTCTTGATGCCGGGGGCGTTGGCCAGGGAGCCGTACCGCGACTCCTCGTACCGCACGCCCGCGATGATGTTGTCGACGGGGTTCCAGATGTTCTTGTGACCAGGCAGCGAGTAGTGGTTGAAGGTGCCGTCGATCGTCTGCATGATGCCCTTGGACGGGTGGCCCGCCCTGGCGTTGGAGTCGTAGTTGTTCTGCGAGCGCGGGTTACCGCCGGACTCGTGCATGGCGATGGTGTTCACGTACCGCTCGTTGGCGGCCGTGTCCTGCTTCAGGATCCCCAGGGCGCTCTTGATCCACGTCTTGAGGCTTCCGGAAGGCATCGGGCCGGACGCGGTCGAACCATTGTTGGTGTTCCGTGAGGATCCCTGTCCGGCGCCGACTCCCGAGTTCAGGTTCGCCGCGCCGATCGGAGAGATCCCTGCCGCGATGGCGTCGACTTCCTCCGTCGAGCCGTAGTTGCCGACGTCTCCACCGAAGCCCATGGTGGCCAGCCGGTTGGAGGTCGACCCGGCGGTGTCGGAGTTGTCGTTGGACTTGTCGTTCATGCTGCCGACCGAGCCCAGGATCCGGCGGGCGTTGGTGAATTCGCCGGGCGTGTAGGAGCGGATCCGGATCGCAGCACCGGTGTGCGGCGCCTCCAGGCACTTGCCGTTGCCCACGCACATCACCACGTGGTGCGCGGGGTTGCCGACGAACATCAGGTCACCGGCGCGCACCTGGTTCAGCGGAACGTCCTTGCCGACCTTCTGCTGCTGGGCTGCGGTACGCGGCAGGCTGACACCGATCTGCTTGAAGGCGAACTGCATCAGGCCCGAGCAGTCGAAGCCGGTCTGCGGGCTGCTGCCACCCCACTTGTAGGGGGTGCCCAGGTACTTCTTGGCGATGGAGATCACGGCAGCGGCCGTCTTGCCTGCGCCCTGGGTGCCGGTGGCCGCAGCCCCTCCCCCGCCCGCGCCAGTGGCCGCAGCCGCGCCGCCTCCGGTGTCACCACCGAAGATGCCTGTGAGCGCACCAGCACCCGCACCGATGGCCGCACCGACGCCGGTACCGATGACCGGGACGACCGAGCCGATGGCGGCACCGGCCAGTGCTCCGGTCGCGGTGTCCACGCCGATGCTGGCAGCCTTGTGGGTCTTCTTGCCGTGCACGTGCTTGTCGACGATCTGGCTGCCGAAGTGGTGCACTCCCCACGCGCCCAGGCCGAAGGCACCAGCGGTGCCCAGGGCACCCATGGACAGGTCCATCATGCCCGCGCCAACGCCGCTGCCGAACAGGCCTCCAGCACCGCTGCCACCGCCCATACCGAACAGGCGGCCCGCAGTGCCGAGACCTCGGGCGATGCCCAACGCGCCAAGCCCGCTGCCGACGCTGGAGCCGATCAGGGAGCCTGCGCCGCCTGCGAAGCCCATGGCCCCGGCGAGACCGGTTGCCTGCAGGACTCCCTGCAGGGCCGTGGAGAACTGGTCCAGGTACTTGGTTGCGGTCTGCAGGCCGTCGGAGAAGGCGGCGTCGCGGTTGACTTCACCGTTGCGCAGCGTCCCGGCGCGGGTCATCAGAGTGTTGGCGTCCGATCCGCCGATGTGCATCTTGCCGAGCGCGGACTGGGCGGCGTTCTTCTGCGTGGTGGTCCCGCTGTCACGCTGGTTGGCCAGGCTGGTGTACGTCTGCGCGGTACCCCCGTGGACCTGCGCGAGCATCATGCCCTTGAGTTCACCCTTGACCAGCTCCAGGGTGTTGGGGTCCAGGCCCCAGGAGTTCAGCGACTGATTCAGGCCGGAGGCCGGGTCGTCGAGGGTCGCCGACAACTGGGCGGCGGTCGTGACGCGCTTGAGTTCGGGGAAGCGCTGATAGATCTGCTGGGCGATCTGGCGTGGCGTCTGCTTGCTGCCGTTCTTGATCGTCTGGATCCCGAAGCCGCGCAGGGTGTTGTAGGTTCCCGCGTTCCAGGCAGCCGCCGTTCCCTGCGCGCGCTGCGTCTGCGACATGCCCGGGTTGACGTAGCCGGACGTGCCCGTGACGTAGTTCCACTGCGTTTTGTACGACGACGAGCCGGGGGACAGGCCCATCTGGGACAGCATCGAGTAGGCCTGCGCCGCGTCCTGGTTGGACTGGGCGGTGAAGTTGTTCTTGAAGGCCTGTGCGTCGAGCGTCTGCCACGAGGAGGAAGACAACTGCGCCGCCTGGTAGGCGGTGGTCTGCCGTGTGACGGTATCGGGCAACTGCTTCTGGCCCCAGGAGACAATGCCCTGGATACCACCCTTGAGGGTGGGTCGGCCGCCGTTGTGAGCCGCGCCCCCACCCATGTGCCGTGAGCCCCGCCCACCGCCGAATCCGCTGGAGCCACCGTGGCCTCCGTTGTTGGCACCGCCACCGCCCTGGCCGCCGCTGCCCCCGGTGAACCGGAAGGTGCCGCCATTGCCGAAGCGCGAGCCGCCCTGCCCACCGTTGGGTGCGGCATTGGCCAGGTTGCTGGAGCCGTTCCAGACGCCTCCCAGGGCGAGGCCTATGCCACGCGCCCTGGACATCTGCCCGACGC